CCCGTGTAGCCATTGGGAAACAAAACCCACTTGCCTGTACGCTGCGTTCGGGCCTATCTCAAAATGCTCCAAAGCAAAGCGAACCAGCTTACTCGTGAGAATCACGACAATGCTGTACTCACTCAACTCTATCGGAACGGTCTTAAGGTCCGTGTCGCCTTAGACCCCGAGCACTACCAACTGCTCTCCGAAGCTTATTCCCCGATGATCATCATCCCTGGGAACCAGCAACCTCCATCAGGTTCACACCAACTCGCCGCTGCGCACCAGTCTATCGCTGCTGTTGCACTGGCTAAGTTCGTCGAGAACCTAGACACGTTCATCGAGATCGGCCCCAACGCAGCCTCTTTCGCCCGTGTAGCCATTGGGAAACAAAACCCACATGCCTGTACGCTGCGTTCGGCTCGCGACCAGGGTCGCCACCTCTCATCCGCGATGTCCAACGAAGTTCGCGGTTACCGCCCGACATATACCCAAACTCTCGCTGTCCAATCCGGAGGCATCTCCCACAAACAAATGTGGGAAGATATCCAACATCTCGCCTCTGGCATCCCCACGGAAACTTTCTGTCTTAATGGTTGGCAGAATTGCATTGCCACTGCGCAAGTGGCCATTTCAAACCATTCTCTCTATGACATCTCTTTCCAGGACCTCGCCGTCGGCATGCGCAACCACGGCACTCACCGGATTAAGGCTTTCATCCATTTCCCGACCGAGGCCATGGATGTCCAGGAGTGGACCAGTTACGAGAAGGGTTACCATTTCAAGCACGACCTCAAGACCGGCAAGATCACTTTCGGCTGGAATGGAGACACCGCATTCTCCTACACTCATGACTACAAGACCTGGATGTCGTACCTCACAACGGGAGGCTTCTCCACCCCTTTTGGCTTCAACGTCATCATCGAGAAGGTTGCCTACCACGGGAGCCAATTCGAGCTAAACATCTACCGCTCGACTGCACCCGGAAACTTTTCCTTCACCATTCCGAACGCTCTTTCGGATCTCATCAGGGTCCCCAACTTTATTATGCTTGCAGCCCGCAACTTCTGCAAACGTAATTTCGATCCGAAAGACCACTCCAACTACATCATCACCGATGGGGCCAAGGTGCGCAAGCTTCTCGATTTTATCAACGCTCGCGCCGAGAAGGGCTTCAGCTTGGACGTTGTGAAGGCCTATGCCCGCACCCTCGTTTCGGAGATTCGCCTTGGTTCTCGTACCGTCGAACAAAGATGGCACTGCACCTCGTCAGAATTTTCCGACATTTGCGTGTCGGTTTACATCCTCTCTGCGTACCAACGCCGCTTCGATGCCCACATCATCAACGCCGCCTTCGCCCACATGGACAAGATTGGAGCTGAGCGCAGTCTCTTCGGAGAGATTTACGGCTGGATCTGCCAGACTTTCAACATTCTCCACCACCATGCAAAAGACGCCAAAGCAGCTCAGTCCACGTCTAACCTTTTCCACCGATGCACTCTTTCTTTCTTCGAGGATTACCACCGCCATGACACCTTCAAAGAGTGCGGGTTCAACGAAGAAGTCTTCTTCTCTTACAACGTTGAGACCCTCCCGGAGGCAGAGCAGACCCTGAACGAGATCGTTCAAGCCCAAGAACACCAGCTTGCCCCTGAAACACCGCTCGGTCGCATCACCCCTGATTGGGCCCTCAAGTTCAATAAACCCGTCAACGTGGACCCGGGCATCGGCCCCGTCTACCTGGCTGAAGAGCAGCACGAGATCTTGGTGCGCGAATGTCTCCAAGGTTCCGAGAAAGCTGAGGCCAAACCGCTCAAAATCGCCCTCAAGAGTGCTCATGACGAACTCGTCCTCCGCAAACCGACGCGGCTCCATCTCGAGAACATGTTCGCACTGACTGGCGTTCCCGGCGGGGCTAAGACCGGTACAATCATCAATGAGATCATTCCAGCCACCATTCCTTCCGGTCCCGTGCTCGTGCTCTGCCCTACCCGCGCCCTCGCTGACAAGTACGAGAAGGAACTCAATGCACCATCCCAAGCCGCCACCATGCACACTGGGCTCCGCGCCCTTAAGAAACAAAAGTGGGCCCTGGTCATCATTGAGGAAGCTTTCACCCTCCCTATCGCCTACATCAATTTCATCGCCGCCGAGCACCAGGTGCTCATCGTTGGGGACCCCAAACAAATCCAACACGTTGACTTCTCCGGTCTCTGGCGCGGGGTCACCATGTTGGAAGCCCTTCTCCCGGCAATCCCCCGTCACCACATCACCACCACCAAAAGGTGCCCGCAAGACATTGCGGCTCTGCCCATCATTCGCGCGGCTTACCCCGGTATCTCTTCAGTTTCCAAGCGTAACGCATCCATCACTCACGTCAACGCCAACTTCCAGAATGACCAGGCAGTTAATGTGTGCTTCACCCAGCTCTGCAAAAGCCAGATAGAGCAGTTCGCCGGCAAGAATGCATTCACCGTTCATGAATGCCAAGGCCAAACCTTTTCGAGTGTCATCCTCCACTACTCCGGCACTCACGCCGAGGAACAGCTCATCCGCAAGAGCCCCAACCACCTGATCGTTGGACTCACAAGGCACACCACCAACCTCTTCATCAAGGACTCTTCCCCGAACGGTGACCTGACCACATTCATCAACGACAAGGCCCCGCTCAATATCACCGCGGATCAATCCAATGTGGACCTCCAGGCTGTCGATGCAGCTCCGATGCCGAAAGGAGTCGTCATGGAAGAAACCGCTCCCAAGGTCACCCCCTACTCCTTCTGCAAGTCCGAGGTTGGCACTGCCTGTTTGGTTCTGGATAAATACTACCCCGCCGTGGCACCTCGTGAGGAAATTTCCGTCACCTCCACCCAGCTAGAAACCGGGAAAGACGCCAAGGGTGTTATTAGGTTAGCCGCTCTCGGTGACGAAGAACAGTTCGGATCCAAGTCTCACAAGGTGTACAGATTCAAGGCCCCTCAGCGTGTCATGGTTACCAGGGGCCACCAAAGCCACCTCCTCTTGCGCACCAATCTCGAACGACTCACTCAATCCACCAAGAATCTGCCTGATGAAGCCTGCAAACCACTCGCGCAAGAACTCTTCGAACGCGTCGAGGATCACTTCAACTGGGAACTTCCGCAAAACGCCCACCACCAGTGTTTCTTGGAAGCCATTGAGAAGATGCAGGAGCGCGGACATGATATCTCCAAACTGAAAGAAATCGACTCCTGGACTGACCAATCCGTTAACCTCGTCAAATCCTTCCTCAAGGCCCAACAGAAACCGATGCTCGGTAAAGATCCTCTGGAAGCAGACAAGGCAGGCCAAGGCATTTCTGCCTGGCAAAAGACTCTCAACCTCATCATGGCACCCTGGACCCGTCTCCTCGAACAAGTCCTTGTCAACCAATCCAAGGGAACTGTGCGTATCCTCTCTCAAATGTCGGACACCCAAGTCATGGCGATTCTTTTAAAAGACACAGTGGAGGGTGAACGCTATATTGACAACGACTGGACCAAGTTCGACTCCAACCAGAACAACTTGACACGTGAGATCCTCAAGAGAGCCCTTATCCGCATCGGTTGTCCCGCCAAACTCGTTTCATATTTCTGCGAACAGCTCAAGACCCGTCCCTTATCCGCGGCNCAGTCCTCTCTTGTCGTCAATGACAAGAAAGATTCTGGTGCGCCTCACACCCTCGTCGACAATTGTCTCTTCAATCTAGCGATCTGTCTAGATGTGATGACCGACTTCGACAAACTGTACATCAAAGGTGATGACTCGCTCGCCCGTGGACCCAACGTCGCATTCAACATGGAACGTCTCAATAGGTACAACAAGCAGTGCGGCTTCCAATTCAAACCCAATTCCTCTGCTGTCGGTCAGTTCGTCTCTTTCCTCGTGTCACCACGTGGCGTCGCTCTGGACCTCGCCCGCATTGCCGCCAAGATTACCTCTCGCGCGTACAACAACAAGGAGGATTACGACAACTACGCCTCCGCTCTTGCCGGAACCCTGAAACCCATCGACATCGATGCCGGGAACAACATGTGCGTCGTCAACTCACTCCACCACTGGAACAACACCAGAGTGACCTCCGATTTCGACGTACTCCTTTCATTCATTGTCCGCTTTTCCCGTGGTGAAATCCCATTCAATGAACTCTCCCAACATGAAGCGATCTTCTACAAGACACCCGGCAACAACAAGCTCGCGCACACTCAAGGCAAGCACACCCGCGATGGCAAGCGCATGTTCAAGAGAGGGCTCACAGCCATCGCCAGCACTCTCTTCTTGGGGTCATTAACTTTCTATACTCCTCAACTCCGAACAAACATGCCACGAAAAATCAGCATGCCCACTCTCCAATCCCGAAAACAGCCTGGGTCCAAGCCCAAACGACCGGCGCAACCCCAACGCGCCATGCGCAAACCGATGCAGCAGAAAAGAGTCCGTGTTCCCCGCCCCAACATGTCTGAGGTCCACTTCCGAGACACAGAGCGACTTCTCACTGTCACCATCGCGCCTTCTTCCACCCCTGGCCAACTTCTCGCCCAGATCCCGGTCAACCCCCTCTCCCCTCCTCGTCTCCAATCTGTCGCACGCCAATTCGACTCTTGGCGCGGCACGATGGCCCTTGAGGCCGAGACGACCGGCAATGCCTTCTCTAAGAATTATGTTATCATCAGGCACCTCCCGAACGGCGATCCCGCTCAGATTCCAGCTCAAGCCGAAGCCCTACTGAACACCGTTGAAGCTCGCGGCCGTCCATCCGAATCTCAACGACTCCAGTTGGATTCCAATCGCAGGGCCGTCGTCTTCGCCTCCTGGGCGAGCAGCTACAACAAGAACAAGCCTATCGTCGACCTCGACGCTAATGACGCCAACAACGGTCTCTTCCTGCTTGTCTCCAACGGTTCCCCTGGTACCGAGCCGGTTGATGTTGTCCTCCGCCTCCGTTACAACATCCGATTCTTCGGCCCGATCGCTAAACCACTCATTCCGGATACTTCCCTGAACGTGGCTTCCACCACCGGATCGTTGACTACCCCGTGGGTGGGCGCCAGCGTCCAAGGACCCGGCACCAACTACATCCAGTGGGATGAGCCTACTGCCACCCTCACCGTCCCGAAAGGAAAGTACCTGCTTTCCGTCCGCGCCTCAGGTACCGGTCTCACCGCCCTCGGAAATGCCGTCGCCACCAACTGCACAATTCACACTGCAACTAACAATGTTTCTCCCACCCTCCTCTCTCGGGTATCCCTCCTTTACGTTCCCGTCTCCGGAACCCTCCGCCTTGAACAGCCTGTCACTGGGACCGCTCTTACCAATATATCCCTGCTTCTTGCCCCGTTCAACGCATAACCAAGCCCGATGTTCGCTTAAGTACCACCATTCGACCACAAATGGAAAACTGGTAGCACAATGTAT